GTCCCAGCGCCACTCTCTTTTTAGAAATGACACTTGGGACACATGCAGATAAGGGACTGATTCAGCCTCTTTGTCTGCCATTGTGTACTTGATCCCAACATCCGCCAAAGCTGCTTGGATAGCAGTGTGGTTGAAGAAGGGAGCTTTGGGACTCACACCCATGACGTTGTCATCGCCGTAGGTCATAAGAGCCACATTGTCTTGAAAGTCAGTGCAGCTTTTCTGCGGACTGAGCACAGTGTAGCAATATCTCATGTAGAGAGAGTTCGCCAGACTGTTGACAATAACAGTGAGTGGGTGCCCCGAAGGGTTGCTTCCGAAGAATTCCACAATGTCACCGTTGAAGTCCACAAGAGGAAATGCTGTGTCCTCCGCAATACCCTGGACAACCCGAAGGTCTTCTGGGGTGTAACCTGCTTCCTTGCAGATTGTTGCCATGATCTCAAATGCAGCAAGAATGATGCATGGTGGCATGGTCTTGTCGAAAGCCGCATAGTCACCCGCTACCATTGTGTCCTCGCCAAATTTGGTGAGGTGGTTGCGGATTTCCTGCCACTCCAACGACTGAGCATTGGTCCCAGGTGCTGCCTCAAAGACGAATCGGTTGCGTTGGAGAACGCGAACGAACGACAAGAGGTATTTGCGCACGACAAAGGACCAGTCAAAAGGTGCTCCGGTGAACACACGTGTTTTCTTGGCCTCGATCTTGGAAAACTTAGTCGCCTCATCCTTGAGGTGACCAGTGAACACAGGCATATAGCGACGACCAGCTTAATAGCCAGCAATCACGTCCTGTACGCGCTCCATGATTTCAGGTGTTGCCTCCACGGGCTCTGTTAGAGCACCAATGGGAGCAATCTCCACAAGGAAATTCTTCTTTGTGGTTTTCCAAGGAAAACCGGCACTTGTGTTACGGTTCATCTTGTCCACATACGCTACGCCAGCAGCCCCATTCAGGGTTGTGACGTCATCGTACACCATAATTTCCGCAAGATCCTCTTGTGTGAGGTTCTTCAGAATGTCTGCAGTGTACGCTTCCACACAGTGTGCAAGGATTTCTCCATCAATCTGTGTGACAGGTTTCACCATGTCTTTGGCAGCAATGCGCCATGGGACCCAGCCAGCCATTACTGGCTTGCCGTGTGCCACCTTGTACCCACGAGCCACCACTGCATCAGCAATGACTGTGGGTACAACATTAGATTTAGGACGTGCACGGAACCC